TTTCAACGAAACCTATATTTTGCATTACGCTACCTGTGGTTGGACTAACTTCTGATTCATTCTCAGAAACCATTACAATTCCAGAATCTTTATCCCAAAAAACATTTTCAATTACAGTGTCTGCACCTTTAACAATATCTACACCGTCTACTTTTTCTACAGAAATAATATTTGCAAATTGATTTGCTGGACTGTCTACCAATGAAAGTTCTACCAAATCATAATCTTTAATAATTCTAATTTGCTTATCCATTTTTTCATCATAAGCATCGTCCCACTTATTCATTCTTCCGCCAATTGAAAAACCAGTATATGTACCGTCTAAAACCTTTTCCCATGCATCTTGTGCACCTTTGGAAATATAAGCAGAAACAACAACACCGCTATACATTTTTTCTGAATCATCATCATAATATTTATCTTCTTTAAATGAAACCATTTTGCCAACAGCAGATGGTTGATGCATTTCTCTAATATTGCCACGGAACTTTTTAAATGCTTTCAAACTAGCATCTGTTGTTACTATATCATTTTGTTTATCAACATTGTCGAGTGTGGCAAATCCTGAGACTGTACGTCTCTCTTTATCTACCTTGCTAAAAGGCATTGAAAGGCGAATATTTTCGCCCTCTGTATTCCAATGGGCTTTAGATATAGTCATACTAGTATATATTATAGAGGCTTTTTTTATGATATCTCATTTATTGAGATGATCTACCTGAACCTTTTGGATTTCGTCCAGATATCGTAGCAGTGCCATCAGATTGATTATTTAGTCTTTCAGAATCCCTTTGCCTATTTGCTGTCTCATTGGCAATGTCTTGAGGCTTCATCTGTAGTGGATCATCACCACCATCTCTTTGAGGTAAGCCTAAGATTTGACGGGCTTCATTTGGCAACATTACCTGAGTCTTTACATATCTTTCTAATATTTGAGACTGAGCAATTTCATCTGTAAGCGTTAATTCATTAAACTTAAGTTCTAGAATATCTGTTTGCTCACGAACAATTTTATTAATTTGTTTTTCTAGTTGTTTTTGTGCTGGTCTAGCAACCTGCTCTTTAAACGTTCTATCTTGAGCCAAGGCAGCAGCAATTGCAGAAGAATCTCCACCACCAAGTTTGGATAAAGGAACTTGGTGTGCAATTAAAATATCATCTCTATTTTGTTTGCGATACTCTTTAAATGATCCATCCTGTATACCATTTTCAATTGGCTCCATCTTAAACTCAACTTTATTGCCATCATTATCTCCAGGAAGCGGGATGTATAGAGTTCTATGTGACTGCCCCTTAAGGCCTGTCTGTAAAAATCTAAACATTTTATCTTCTGCATCTGCCGATAATCTGGCGCCCTTTAAGGTTACAACATATCTTGGCACAGCCTTATTAGAGAAATAATCAATATTATATTGTGATGCTAATTGGTCGCCCTGTAAAGATGTAATTGCAGACATAATGTCTGGTACTCCATAAAATGTATTTAGTGGAGAGTATTGTTTAAAATGAATAATTTCATTCGGTCTTGGATCTGAAGTAATTGGATTAGGATTTTTTGCTCCAAAATTTCTAAAATAAACTACTTTATGTCCAATAATTTGAACAAATCCATCACGAAGTCTACGAACACGCATTGTGGTTGCTGGAATGTGTCCAATATATCCTATTTCTCCTTTAACAGTTCTGCCAACCTCCATATATCCATTACCAATTGCCTGAACATCAGTAACTATTTTTTCCATTGTAGTTGTAAAACTATCTTCATTGTTTAAACCTTCTAACCAATCGGTTAATTCAATTTTTGCTCTTTCTATTCTATTACGAGCACGACCCACTGCATCTGCATCTGAAGAAGATTCTAATTTTAACATTGTTCTTGGAGAGATTTCAAACTTATAGCCTAAGCCAACAATATTTTCTACTTTTGCATCAATTGCAGCATGATTAGCAAAAGAAGTATCATAGAAATTTGCTAATTGATATACATTCCATGGCGGAGTAATTACATCAAACATTCCATATCCATTATGATAAACAGTACCTGGATTTATTTCTTTTGATTTAGCCCCGTCTATTCCAGAAGATTGTACTAATGCACTATCTAGATATCCAGTAGATGGCTCTGCCTTTACAAGTCTATTTGTTCTGCGTCTAAAATTATTATCAAGACCATTTAAAGATTTTAATTCTGACCAGTTTTTATTAAAGGGATCGCTGTTTTTAAATTCATCAAAACTATCTGCTGGCTCATCAATTCTTGCCCCTAGAAAATATTCTCTTTCTTCACTCATTATTCTTCACTTCCCCATTTCTTAACAGTTTGTTGTGCTGCATGAACTGCACCAAGATCATTCATGCTTGGTATCAAACCTTGTATCATTCTATCTTTTTGTTCAGAGTATTCTTCTTCTGAAATTCTTGTAAGACCTGGAACAAAAATACATTGCCCATCCCCTGGATCTCCGTAGTACACTGCTGCTTGTTTAAGTTCTGATATCCTAGAAATATCTCCTTTCATAGCAGGAATATTTAATACAGAGCCAGCCCCGTCTGTAAACCACTTTCCATTTGCCTTTTTATATACATAAAGACCCCAATTATAATTTTTTTCAATTACTTGGATCTTAGATTCTCCAACTTGCCCCTTCATTCGTGGCAAACTTTTACCATTTTTTTTGTTTTTTGGGTTCTTCATAACCATCAGTATATCATATTATACTGCTTTATCTACTGATGATTGCCACAAAACTTCTGAAAATATACGAACCCGATCTGATGAAAAACCAAGATCTATGCCAGAACTGTCTATAACAATCTTATTGGTTCCTATATATGTTTTGTATACTGTTCCTGGATTTACAGCATATAAATCTTTAGAGGCAAGAACTAAGACTCCATCCCAAATAAAATTAGTATTCCAGTAGGTCCATAAAATATCAGAAATGCCATCATTTTTAACTCTTAGCCATGGCCTATATGTTTTACTTTGTATCTGCTGTAAAGATGTAGCCTGATACTGAGTAATATTATTATAAGCCATTGGCCCATTTAAATTTATTGCTCCTAAATAATTGTCAAAGTTTAAACTATTAGCAAAAGACACTCCAATTGAGGACCATTCTTTTACTGCTATTACTGGCTCTCTTACTAAATTACCATTTAAATAAAATGATATTCCATTAACTTCTTGCCCAGTAGACTGATTTACTGCAAATATTCTTGCTCGGTTTCCAATCTCACTATTTGCTACTGCAAAAAATTTTATTATATCTTGTTTATGCTCTATTTCTAAAACCTGTATTGGATTATAAGTAAATCTGTCAAAATCATACCTCATCCAAAATTGCATTGCGCTAACTCTATAATTTCCAACAGAGTTTTCATTAATTGGAATTCCTATACCTCGACTAATATATGGATCTACCTCGCCTCTTATTTCAATTCCGCTTGTTTTTGTATTATATAAATATGGAGTGCTTTCTTTATAAATACTAAATGGATTTTTAGTTTTATAATCATAATAAATTCCTGATTTTTTATATGGATATAGGTTTAGCCCAAATCTTGTTCCTATTTTATTAAAAGTAGTAGAGTCAAAAGTTTGAGAAGCATATTCTAATTTTTTAATTGCTATAGGCTTTGTCAAAACTCCACGAACGTTAAAATCAAGATGTGTGACTACTGCTAAATTATTAAAATCAACATTTGTTGGAGGATATATTAATGTATTATCAACAACCTCAAATAATTTTGTACTCCATCCACTTATTTCAGAAAAATCTATAATTCTGCTTTGATTTACTAATTCAATATTTGAATAAGATTGCATATTTCTGTTAGCGCCATCTTGAATATATTGAAGGCTAATATATGATTTTACACTTGCACCTGAAGTATCTAACTGATTAGTTTTAATTGATTTTTGCGAAGCATCTTCATAATTTTCCCAGCCAGTAAATAAATAATTTCCTAACTGAGCGTATTGTCTTTGTATAGGATGATCAAATTCAACGTCTAAATCTTCATAATCCCATTCATGCGTATTTTCTTCTGGATCTTGTGGATAAGGATCAATAATTATTTCGGTTGTTGTGCTTGTAGATGGGGCTGGATAATCTATATTAAATTGTAAAAAGTCTAAGCCATAATATCTTTCTCCAATGCTATTATCTACATATTTTGCAAAGTAACTTAAAGGAATATAGTCTTGCCAATAACCAGAAATGCCTATGTCTAAGAAAAATGTATTATATGCTATTGATGGCAACAAAGTATAACTTGCAGTGTGTTCTATTAAATCCGCTGCATCTGAAATATTTACAAAACCCTGGGAATCAAAATGACTATTAATAACACTTAGGTTATACTCTGTAGATATACCAACTGAATAAATTTTACCCACAAAACAATTATCTTTATTTCCATCTCCCGCTATATAAAACTTTAAATTATTTTGAGAACCGAAAAATACTGCAGTATCTCCACCAAAATAATTAACTATTTCATGTATTGATATACCTACAGATATTGGATCATTTAAACTATAATTATTAATTGTTTTGAGTATGGTGTTAACTCCATTATAGTTTAAAATATATTTAATATCTCCATCTATTGTAATAATTTTAAAATAGTTATCATTAAAATCATTATAAAATTTTATTAAAATTTCTTCATTTGCATTATAATCGGTATGCTCAAAGGCCATATAAATTGCATGAATTTCATCTTGAATAATTGAAGATTGGTTTACATTTATATATGTATTTTTGTCATTCCATACGCTATTAGGTCGAAATGTAAAAAACTTATTTCCAGATAAATTAATATTATAACAATCATTATAAAGATCATCTAAAGATAAATTATCTGTGTATATTATTGGTAAAGTATATTCTGGAGAATTCAGAGATATTTCTCTTGTTGATAAATTATCAAAAGTTCCTTGATTCCAATTTCCAAAATTTGGATATGTATAGTTAGCACTATAGTTGGCAAATGGATAATCAATATAGGCGGTAGTTCCAGCATATGCAGAATTAATAGTTTCTGGAGATGTTACTGCCTGGCCATACACCCATCTTCTTTTAGCAATAAACTCTGGAACACTATAAGAATATAAAGATATACAATCTATTTCAAAAGGATTGATTTTATCATATGAATAAAATCCAAGCCAATCGTTTGATTTTCCTGCCGAATACTCTTCTGGTAAATTTAAACTATTTGTATCAATATTTAAACTAACAACTTGTTCTCCATTTATTAACATAACAATAGAATTATTAATAACTCTTATTTGAATTAACATTGGCCTATACCATTGACCTATAAAATGAGATGCAAAATATTTTCCAACTACTAAAGTTAAAAATCCACCCTCCACATAAAGTCCATCAGTTGAAGAAATTGGTCCAAAAATTCTTTTTGGTGTTTTTTCATCTGAATTAATCTTTAACCACATTTCCAATGTATACTCTTTATACTTACCAGCATTATTTAAAAACCCAAAACCTGGAACAATTAACGACGGATTATTATTATTTGAATAAATTTTTGTAACAGTTGATGCTCCATAAACCATAGGAATACCAATATTTTTAGACATTAATGTATTATTATTAACTAGGTAGTATCCATTTTTTGTTCCAAGTCCGTATGCATTTGCCTTTACACAACTATCAATATTATTTAAATTAATATCTGTAGGAAATGGTATGGTTAACGTTCCTAATGATGTTGTATGATATTCTTCTGCCCACTGCCCCACAGTTATGCCATTTATATATATTTGATAATTATCTGTGGTTGTTGACCCATTTTGGAATTCTATTTTTATCAATGGTCTAAAATTTGAATTTTGTTGTGGATATTCAATAGTATGAGATACAAACATCCACTCTGAAGTAGGAATTGTTTCAAATTTTTGTAATGCTTGAATGTTTTCTAAAGAACTAGTGTCTATATATTCAAACCCAATACTAATAGATTTAATATAAGGACTAGTTGTATAAAAATAAGAGCCTATGGTGAGTGTTGCATATTCTTCGTTTAAGGCACTAAATGATTCTAAGTCTTCGCCAATAAAAGTTATTTCTTTTGATGTTTCAATAAAGTTGTCAAATTCTATTAAATTTAAAACACTTTCAAGAAAGGGTTTATTTATATCTATATTTTCTTCAGTTACTGTACAATCTGAAAAAGACCAAGTATTCGAGATGCTTCTTTGTTCTTCAGTAATAAAAGATAAATAATCTACTTTTTCGTCTAATGACCATAGGGCTAGCGGATGTTCGGCAAAAACCTTTTCAGCATATAAATTAGATACAATAGACATATAAAGTCTATTTTATCATATTAAAGATTTTCCCAAAGAGGATTTCCCCAATAAATTTCTTCATACTTTAACCCTGGATATGGGGATTGGCCAACTGGAGCATTCCAAAAATCCGATATAAACATGTTGTTTTTTTCTATCTTTGTTACCTCTATCATAAAGTCTTCATTTTCAGGGAAAATGATACAATCTCCAGCAATTAAATTTTTATTAACTTTATAATTTTTAAATTTAAGAACGCCACCTTCATGATTATCGTTCCATTTTACTATAGATCTAAAAGTATTATTTGGCCTATTGCTTGAATAATGCATGCCAATACTAGTTCCAGGAGAATACCTCATTATATAACTTTTACCCAATATAGGAGGGTCGTACTCTATATTAGTGATTTTTGTTACAGCATCTTTAATTGCCTCACAATATTTTTCAAATATTGAAACGACTTCTCTTGGCATATCTCCATAAGTAGTTATGTCAAAATTAACATTAGGATTACTAAATAATGGATCATGAAGAGGAATATGGTCTTCTTTGGTATTAAATTTTATAGTATTAACAAAATTATTAATTAGTTCTAAATCTTCTTTGGTTGCAACATTAATTATTTGATATTTCATATTTTCCTTTCATTAATTTCTGGGAATCCATAATTTTTCATTACCTTTATTATGATATCTTGCCATAACAAACAATAAGTCTGAAAGTCGATTTAAATATTTTGCAATGTTTATATTTAACCCTTCTACTTTCCAAACCTCTCGCTCTGCTCTTCTAACTATTGTTCTTGCATTATGAAGAGGACCTGTAGGTAGAACAAAAGAATGTAGTGGCTCTAAAAATTCATTATAGTCATCAATAACATTTTCTAAATAAGTAATTCTTTCTTCAGATATTGTTATTGTTGAAGCACCAGAAAGTTCTGCTCCAAGGTCGAACAAATCACTTTGTATTCTATCTATAATATCATTATGATATTCTGTTGCCATTCCAATAGCAGAATTGGCTTCATCTACTGCACCAATTGCTTCAATTAAAGTGCTACTTTTATCTATTCTTTCATTTGTAGCAGTAGAAGTTTTTCCATCATCACCAGTTTTTGTATATATACGAGTTAAGTGAACCATTAGTGTCCCGTCAAAGAACGCCAAATATCAACTGTAAATTTATTAGCCATATAAAGTGCAGATAAATTTATAACTAATTGAAAAATATATTGTATGGCTTTAGGCTTGTGTTTTTGTAGTGGAAACTCTATAACGTTATCTAATGTTTTGTATGCTAATTTCATGGAAATATAACCTTTCCATTATTGGCCCAAACTAATCCAATAGAATCTCCTGGACTTAACAACTGTTGATCAACTGCTAATTGTCCCCAACCCCATTCACTAGTTGGAAAAGGAACTTTTTGTTTTTCTTTAACTATAAGTGCCCAGTATGCATTTTCTGGTGGCATTGTTTCACATGATTCCATTATTTGATTTGGAAGCCCATTAACTCTACATACCACGCTAAGTCCATACTTTTTAGTTCCTTCTATCTTAAGATTAGCCTTTCTTAAAATATCTAATGCAGTTGTATCTTTAGACGCTTCTATACATTTTGTTATTTTTGTTTGATTATTTAATACACTGTAATCAATATAAAGATTAACACAATCATTATTTGATTTAGTTATACTTTGTAAACCAGCAAAAACTAATAAAAAAATTGCTGCTGATATCAATATTCTTTTCATTTGCTATTTTCCTTTACTGTTTTAATTTCACAATA